CAGTTCATCACCGACATCCAGAAGCACGATCGAGAGGTCCGCATCTACATCGAGTTCTGGTACGGCGTCGGTTTCCTGCTCGGCGAGGCCGTGTTCGCCATCGTGCCGGACGGCTACGACCCCAGCACCGTCCTCACGTCTACTCGCGAAGGAACACCCGGCAAGTGGATCGTAACCGAAGCCGACAAAACCGATGCCGCCATAGCAAATCCCGAAACCCTCTAAACCAACTCAATCATGGCTTACGCAGCAAAATCAATAGGACGTCCGGCCGGTGGTGCTGGCAATCCTACCCCCAAGAATCCGAACGTCCTCCTTTTCGACATGGAGGACGTAGAAACCTATCCGACCCGAACGGTCGGAGTTACCACCGCCTCTGAAGGCTTCAAGTTGAAAGAGGGAAAGAAAATGTTCGGTCTCTATCTGACCCCCGGAAGCATCGAACTCATCCAGGAGCCGGAAGGCGAGGCCGATGCCCGAGGGTACAAGAAAGGCGTCAAAGGCGAGCATCCGGGTAATTCCACAGACAGCGAAGATTTTGCCGAATTTTATTCGAACAAAAACCTCGGCGCCTTCGTGCGGGATTGTAACGACAACTCCGCCCGGCTTATCGGAGACCCCTGCAACCCGCTTTCGATGAAGGTCGAATCGACCGAATCCAAGGACGGGACGAAAAAGACTATCACCCTCCAGCAGGAGGTCCGCGACGAGTTCCGAATCCTTCGCTACACCGGTGAACTGCCGCCCGTAATCGATACAGTTCCCGAACCTTCCGAATCTTTATAAAGTTACGGAAATGAACAAAACCAAAACCACACAGAACGAGACCCACAAGGCAGCAGGCAACACGCCCGCTGCCGGGGCCTCCATCGGTGGCAATGTCCCCACCGCAGACGCAGAGAAAGAAACCCCGACCGCCGAGGTTCCCGAAACCGAAGACGCCGCCGAAGCACAGGCCACCGCAGAGGTAGCCTCCGCCAAAACAGAAATCGTTCCCGTCCTTACTATGTGTAAAGACGTGGTGATCGTCGTTTGCGGAACGCCCGAAGCCCTTCCCCTTCTTACGAAAGCTTGGAAACAGAAAGCCGCCCCGGCCGTTATCCTCCCCCGCGAGGTAGGTTCCGCGCCCTTCGCGGAACTCATCACCGGACTGCTGGCCGAGGAGGAAATCCCGGACACCTTCGTCCTCGTGCCGGCCAACTGCTTCCCCACGCATCGCGTGAACCTCGCCGACCTTATGGCTTACCGCATCCGCCGCAAGCTGACATCCCCCGTGTCATGGGTGGAAACCAGCGACACCCGGCTCCCGGTACTCCTCGAAGCGACCGCCGTACTCAAAACCCTGGAACTTCTCGACAACGACGACACCTTCACCGCGGAGGAGTTTTTCGAGAAATACAATGGCATCGCCCACGCCGGAGAACTGCCCGAGGCGGTCGGCATGTCGTTCGGCAACACCGTAGCGTTCGCGGATATGCAGACCCCCTGCATGGCGAAAGTCGCCGAAGCACTCCTCCGGAAGAAATTTATCTGCACGACGGCGGAAGGGTTTACACCGATCAAAGAACGACTCGCGTTGCTCTATGGCGGAAAATAACTCGACTGCTGCCGTTCGCGCATGGTTGAGAGCAGGAGCCGAGGTTCAATCGGGCCTCCTGCTCTTTTCACAATTCAGCAGCAACACCCGACTCCCGGTGCTCGTGAAAATGAACCCGGCGAAATATCGGCCCCTGCTGATCGAAAAGTTGTGCGCCCGGGCCGGCATCGAGAAAGAGCAAGAACAAAACGCCACACCCCGCCGCCGCTTCCGCGACGACTTCCCGTTCCTCCGCGATCCTGATTGTCCTCCGGAGTTGAAAATTCTGGCGGCCGATAAAATCACGGCCCACGAGCGTTACATCCAGGCCCATGACCACTTATTCGACTGCACAACCCTCGACGAGTGTTACCAGACCGCGCGGGCTGCTATCGAGAATTTCCAGGAGAACCGCAGCATCTTCGCCGAACTCGACTACTACCGCGAACACCATGCAATTCTGGGGAAACACCGGATTTTCGACCACCTCCGGCAATTACGGAAATTACGCGGGCTGAACATCGTAGCCCTACTGGCCGAACAACGCCGCCTGCGACTGGCAATTTGGCGGATTAACGACGAAATCAGAAAGGGCACAAAACCCCATCTGCTTACCCAACGGGAGCAACGCCGCCTACAAAAGGAGGACCTTTTGCGGGAGGTGGACAACCTAATTGAAGCCTACAATGTCCGGTAAAATATTAGATACAGCCGTTCCCGAGTTAAATTATCGACGGAACATCATCGGAGACAGTCTGACACCTGACTTGGTGCAAGAACTGCAAGGCTACGGCGCCTTGGAATGGAGTCCCCGCGACATCGCTATTTCTATGGGCTTCGACATCGACCAATTCACGGCCGAGTATAAAGACCCGGACAGCACCGTTTCCCTGATAATCACTCGGGGCCGACTGCAAGCACAAGCCGATATAAGTAAGAAAGTCTTCGAGAATGCCAAACTCGGTGACCTTCCATCTATCCTTCACCTGGAAAAAATACGCCGCGAAAAATCGTTTCAAACCTCGAAACTCGACATCTTCGGCGGCTTCGACGATCAAAAGTCATTCGAGAAGGTATCCGAATATATCGCGGCCGGCCGAACAGCCGAACTCTCCAACAACGAGAAATTATTCATCGACCTGCTTTCGATCATTAACTCCCTGGACCGGCAGTTCGGGAAGCGGGCAACTATAAAACTGCTGACACAGCAGTTCGGCTACTCCTACGACCGGGCCGTAGACTACTACAACCAGGCCGACCAACTGTTCTACTCCAACCGGAACACGACCAAGGAGGCCCTGCGGAATAAGTATGCCGAAATGCTCGACAACATCGCCCACGCAGCTCTCGCAGCCGCGCAGACCCCCAAGGACTACGAGGCAGTCAGCGAGATAATAGCCAAGGCCGCGAAAATACGAAAACTCGACGAACCGGAAATCCAAAAACTTCCCGCCGCCATGTACCTCCGACAAATCCGTATGTTCTCACTCACTCCCGAAGTGCTGGGGCTTCCGCCCGTGAACCGCCAGGAGGTGAACGAGCAAATTCAACAACTACACATCCCCGAAGTCGAAAAACGGCGCCTCCGTCAAGAGGCTCTGATCGAGGACGTGGATATTATCGAAATGTTCGAGAATGGGAAAGCGTGCGAAAATTAAACCGGAGAAAAAACCGTATGCCGACCTCCAGTTCATGAACTGGTTCTCGCAGTTTTGCGCGATGATAATGCCGCGCAAACTCCGTATCGTGGCCGGCCGCGGTTCGGCTAAAACAACCGAAATACAAGTGGAGCGGTTGATCGAAATGGTATACGACATGCCAGGGGCCCCCGTGGCATGGGTGGCCGACACCTTCGCAAACCTTACCACCAACGTACTCCCAATGGTATTCGAAGCCCTGGAACGAAAAGGGTTCCGGGAGGGCATCCACTATATCGTGGAAAAGCAACCCCCGACATTCACCGAAAAAGAGTGCGCCGACCTGCAACAATGGCTGAAGCCTCATTTCTGGAAGCCCTACAACAAAATCATTTCCTACAAACGAACAATCATATTTTTCACAGGTCTGAACATCACGTTCGGATCACTCGACCGCCCGGCATCCCTGGCCGGTCGCTCCTACGTGCATATCTTGGGTGACGAGGTGAAGTATTTTCCCGAAACGAAAATTGGCAACCTGCTCAAAGCCCGCCGCGGCTACCGTATTCAGTTCGGCCACTCCCCGCTATATCTGGGGGAAACCTTCACTACGGACATGCCGAACACCGGCAATAAGGGCGAATACGACTGGATATTCAAAGGTGCGAAGAACATGGACGCGCCCTCTCTCCTTCTCGTATTGAAAACGGCACTCATTGCCAACGATGCCCTGCAAGAATACATCGCGGCAAAGGAAAAGTTTCACAGGACACAATCCGACACGGATCGCCAGGAATATCTGAACAAATACAAAACCGCGAACCGCTGGTGGCAACGCTGGCAGGACCTTCGCAGGCACGAGAAAGCCCAGAATATGTTCATGCTTGTGTCGTCCTACGTAAACATCGACATCCTCTCCCCCGAATGGTTCGCCGATGCTTTGGCTTCACAACTCGCAGACGTGGAGGCTGCGATATTGTCGATGCCGCCCCGCATCGACCGGGGCCAGCAGTTCTATTGCAACCTCGGGGAACGGCACTTTTACTACGACGGCAACAATCCCGCCGTGGAAAATGCTCTCGGTTTCCACGATGCCGAGGACTGCCGGCTCCTCCGACACCTCGACCCGAACCGTTCGATAGATATGGCGATGGACTTCGGCAATATGCTCTCGATGATCGTCTGCCAGGACGACGGCCGCATATTCCGATGCCTCAAAGAATTTTACAGCCTCCCGCCCGAATGGGTAAGGGAGATCGCCGACAAATTCCTCGACTATTTCCGCCCGCACAAACAGAAGGTGATAAAGTTCTACTACGACCGCAGCGGAAACAACTACGGCCGCAGCAAACAGTCAATGGCCCTACAAATGAAAGAGGCAATCGAGAAGGACGGAACGGGAGCAAAAACCGGCTGGCGCGTGCAGCTCATGTCTCTGGGCCAAGGCAATATTCCAATGGCCGACGAATATATTTTCATGCGTGAACTGATGAGCGGGCACAATCCCCTCCTCCCCGAATTGCAAATCGACGCTATACATTGCCGACATCTGAAAGCCGCCCTCGAACTTGCCAAGACCACCGTGGACTCCATGAAGCGAGTCGGCAAGGATAAGAGCGCCGAGAAGTCATCCGACCCCAAACGCCTCGTAGAATCTACGAACTTCACCGATGCTTTCAAATATGCGCTTATGCGTAAGACCTGGGCTGATATAGTCAAACGGGGCATCACAAGCGGCCTACCAGGCGGAGCCGTCGGCGACGTGTCCGTGCGCTGATAGCAGCATCGACCACAACAGAGGAG